TAGAAGTGATTATAATATGAACAAATGCATTATTACGAATGTAATAATGTTTAAGTTTCATGTAGATTGTTTCAGTCAGACGGAACCTGTTACGGTCCCATCTAATCTCAAAATACGCTTCATGTGAGTCGCACCAGCCGAGACATTGGAAGTAGGTAATTGTTTATACACAAAGTACAATGGGCTCTGACCTTTCCCAACCTACGTCGACATCGCTTGCGCTACCTCTCGCTTCGTTCCTATTGCTAAAGAGTTTTTATGTACTGTGTTTGTGTTTTTCGACTGCCAACATGCAATCTATATCAACTAGTGAGCCCAATTTGTTTGATGGCTTCCACACTCTGGTGTGTCAATCAATATGTACGTGTGCTTCTATACGAGAGCTTTTTCCACAGCGGTATTTCTAGTCTGGCCCGCCAACCTTATGTGTTGGTTTGTTTTGCCTTGATGTGGTGTTCTAGTAATGCCTGTTTGAGTTTATCTGATCCGCCTACTCTAACATTAATGATTCCATTATAGTAATCATCTGTTTCGAGTACTCGCCTGTCAAACTGCTCTCTTGCCTCTATGTAGGACATTTCGCCCCTACCTTTACATAGGTATAGTATTTCTCTTGTGAAGTGCTTTTCGCCTAGTGTTGCAACATCTGCATTAAGTCTGTCTGAACTACCATAGTAAGTTTTCCAGTCTGACTCTTTGTATCCTCTGCGTTTGTTTTTTCTGCCTTTGAGTGGTGGCTTTGTGGTCTTAAATTTTGCTAGTTTTTTGCCTACGTATTTTTGACCAGTCTTTTTGTTCGTTATTAAATAAACGAAGCCTTCGTACTCGTCTGGTATTTCTTTAAGTTTTTTGCCTTTGTACGTCCACTCCATGCAAGTAATTATTTCCTTCTTGCATGGTGTTAGACTAGTTCTGACTTTTGCCTTTATGTTTAGTGTGTATTTCGTCCATACGTTCTTTTGCTAACATACGTAACTGTCTTAAAGCACGTCTTGCACTTCCGTGTGTTCTCACAGAATTACGTGCTTCGAACTTTTCATTTTCTTCAAAGTACATAAGATATGCTTTAATAAGTTTATCGTGTGTATCGTCCATTATTCTATCACTTGAACATCGTTTTCATAACTTGTAAATCCGTTCTCTTTTATAACTTTAAGAACATTGTTAACTCTACCAATTAATTCATCTTTATGTGATATTAAGTAGATATTTTTATCACGTTCTCTAGCCATCTTTTTAAGTACACTTAACGAGTTTTCAACTCCGTTAGCATCCATACCACTGTCAATAAGTTCGTCAATGAATAGTAAGTTAATATTTTGATACAAACTTTCCCATACATCTCTGAACGCAAAACTCATACCAAGTATAAGTCTGTTACGTTCGCCTCTTGACAAGTTATCAAAGTCTAAGTCTTGACCAAGTTGTGTAATTTCTACACTAAGATCATTTTGGAATGTAACACTGTGCGGTAGTCCTAATCTATCAAGATAGTTAGTAAGTCTATTGTTTAAATATGCTAAATTTTGATCAATAATCTTTTTACGTATAAAGCTATCTTTATTAGTAAGTAGTTTCAATAAAAATTCTTGATGTTCTTTGAGCGAAGTTAACGTATTAATTTCTTCCCAATCAATCTCTTGTTTTGCACTATTTTCAAGATCGTCAATTTGTTCTTGATATGGATCAGCTTCGTCTTTTTTGTTGCTCCATGCCTGTGTTAAGTTGCTAACATTACTCTTATGAGCATACGCTTCTTTAGAAGTTTCATAAAAAGTATTTGGACGACCGTTAATATCACCAATGCTTGAAAGTTCAGTAATTACAACATTTAACTTATCAGATACTTCAGTAAGATATGCATCAGCGTCAGTTAGTTCTTTAGATTTGTTATCTAATATTTCTGCTTTTTTATCAGCATGTAATGATTGTCCGCATGTATGACAAGCAGCATTATCTAGTTGTAAGATATCTTTTTCAACTTTAGACACAGACTTAGTAGCACGTAACTGTGCAGTCTCTAGTGTGCTTTTCTCTTTATTAAGAGCCAAAATAGAATTGTTTAGTTCAGACCAATTTGTTAATTTTTCGTGTGATTCTAGTTCTAATTCAATGTCCAAATGTTCTAATTCGTCAATTGCTTCACGTAACTTTATTGTGTCTGTAGTACGTTTAGATAGCCATGCTTTCTGTTTACTTTTAAGACCGTTAATTGTTTCGTCAATTTTTTCGTTTGCTGTTTGTAATGCATTAATACGCATTGTCTCTTGACTTAGATTGTCTTTAGTATCTCTAATATCTTCTTTAAGTACATCTGCCTTTTCGGATAATATTGTAATACCTAAAAGTTGTTCAATAATAGCTCTTTGATCGTTAGTACGCATACTTAGGAATGGCTCTGTGTATGTGTTTAATGCAACAATGTGCTTAAACATATCATGGCTCATACCTAGCAAATGGTCTATTGATTCTTGAGTCTTACGACTATCGCCTTGCGATTCATCTATGTCAACTTGTTCTTCATTGTTGATGTAGAACTTTAATAAATTTGGGGATCTACCACGTTCAATGCGATATTGAAGACTGTCCTTCTCAAAAGAAAGAGTAACTAACATACCTTTAGAATTAGTTTTGTTAATTAAGTTATTTTTTCTAATATTAGTTAATGCATTTCCGTAGAGTGCATAACTTAGTGCATTGATGATTGTAGTTTTACCAGTACCGTTTCGCGAGCCAGAATCGTCACCTCCTTGATCTAAGTTTTCGCCGAGTACTAATGTAAGTTGTTGTTTGTCGAAATCTACCGCTTGGGTTTGATTCCCAACACTCATAAAATTTCTTACTGTTAGGTCTTTAATTTTAATCATGTGCCAATCCGTTATAAATCTCCAAAAGTTTTACCTTATCAAAAGAGTCTGTATCTAGTTCTGCTATTTCACCTGCAACAATTTGGTCAACACTAACAAATTTGCTAATGTCTAAGTCTGTTGATATTTCCTCAATTTGTGATTGGGGAATAAGTGTAATTTCTCTACATTTATAATCTCTTATAAATGTTTCTTTAATAAAACTTGCTTCTTCATAACTAATGTCAATGTCAAGTTCTACACGCAGATACATTCTACTCTTAATAAGAGTGCTCTGTTCATCAATTAGTTTTGAAAGTTTTACAGTCCGATACTTTGGACAATCTTCCCAATTGATGTATTCTGGTTCTAAATCGTTTTCACGATCTAATATCATCATACCTCTATCGTCATCCCACGCATCTGCATAGTTGTGTGGAAACGCATTACCAATATAATGTATTTTACCCTGTGTTTGTCTTTTGTGAAAGTGTCCACTAAACACATAATCCTGATTTGCAAAATGTTGTTTGTTAAGATCGCCTCCGTGATCGGGCATCTTAACCATTGCGTTCATATAAAAACTAGGAAGTTCAAAGTGACCAAACATATACTTTGCTTTACACTTTTGTATTTTCTTCCATTCATCGCCTACTAACCAAGGAACAAGTGCAACATCTTCTTCAACCATCATTTCGTCAACAAACGTAATTCCGGGAATGTGTTTTGCAAATGCTGTTGAATTTACATCTCTTTTGTCTTTGTAGTATAAATCATGATTACCATCAAAGAAATAAAACTTTTCAAATGCATTACCTAATTTTTCCATGGATCTAATAGTTGCATCCATAGTTGTAAGGTTAAGGCTATTTCTGTTGTGATGCCAGTCTCCGCAGAAGATACCAGTTTCACAACCGGCAGCTTGTGCTTGTTCTATATACCAATCAATAAATTCTTCACAGTCGTCATTATGAACACGCGAATTGCTTTTTAAACCGAAGTGAATATCGGTAAAGACAGCGGCTTTCTTAAACAAAGTCAGTCCTCCATTAGGCTCTTATATTAATATTATAGCGAAACAATTAGCTGTTGTCAACCGGTTTTTTATCTTTAAAGATTGTAATAGGTGCTTGTTCGTTACGTTTCACAGCTGCTTCCCATTCACCTTGTGCTTGTCTTGTGTAAGAAGGATTAAGATCGTTCATTTCTAAAATGTCGTCTCTAATGTTTTGATTACGTTTTTCTATATTAATAACACGTACGAAACTGTTAGTAACGGCTGCTGTATAGTATGCAAACGGATTGTTTGACTTTGATTCGTCAAATTGTAAACCAATCTGCGCTAATTGCAGTATTGCTTGACCCTTCATTTCGTCATTGTATGTGTAACCACGTACATTGCCTCGAGTAGCATAACGGTCTACTAACTTTAACCACATAGTAGCAAGTGTATTCGTTGCCTTACCATGTGTTTTGTCAAAGTGCCCGTTGTCCATACCACCGACCCAATGACTTTTACCAACTAAAATTAGCTCACCTTCGTCATTAAATTTATAATGGTGAAATGGTGGAAAATTAAGTTTAGTCTTTGTGTCTGCAATAGTTTTAGGATTTTTCTTACGTCCAGGCTCTTCTGGAATATGATCAAATGACATAACACGGAAGATTAGTTCTTCTTTTGTTATCTTTTTCCAATCTGTTTCACATTCAGCTTGCTTGACCTTTTCACCGGCCATTTTTCGTCTTTCGTATTCAGCAGAGCTGAGTCTCTTAGCCTTCGCTCTTTTTGCTTCTGCAATAGTTAGCCTATTAATTTTAGCTACATCTAACAGTATCAAATCGTACTGATGATATGAAGATTCCACATAACTATTAAAAGTGTTCTTAGATTTATGGATTTCTGACAATATATCCTTATTATTAAGGTAATTACGTTTTCTCAATGGTATTCTCCAAGTTAATTAACACTATTATAAACTACATACTTAATTATGTCAACTAAATAATACATATAGGAGATATGAAATGGCAACAGATCCGTTTGGCGCAGTAGGAAAAGCTGTAAAGACACAAGCAAACAAAGCACAAGCATCACTAATCGCAGGTGCTCAAGCATCAGTTGAAAAATTTGTTGGTGATACTTTAAACACTGGTGTAGGCTTTATAGATAGTACAATTAAAAATGTAACTAGTGAAATATTTGGAGCCTTAGGGTTTGCAAAGTTAGCTAGAAGTATTAATCTACCAAGTGCAGAAACTGGCAAAGTAGATTCCAAAGTTGGCGCCGGGTTTGCACAATCTGCAAAAGATGCTGATTGGCGTGTAAAACTTAGTCTGCCTGCAAGTCCAACACTAGATAATTCTAAACTGTTATCCCCGCTAATAAAAACTAATGGCTTCTGTTTTCCAATTACTCCTACAATAATTGTAAGTCATAGTGCAAATTATAATACGTTGCAACCTGTGCATACTAATTACCCATTTCAAATTTACGAAAACAGTCAAGCAGACGACATTGTAATTACTGGTGAGTTTCCTGTAGAAAGCCCAGACGATGCAAAATATTGGATTGGTGCTATACATTACTTGCGTACTGTAACAAAAATGTTTTATGGAGAAACATCAGCAAATGCTGGATCACCGCCTCCCATGGTAAGATTAAATGGATATGGAGATTATATCTTTAATAATGTTCCTGTAGTTATAGCAAACTTTACAGTAGACCTTCCAGCAGATGTTGATTATATTGCTACAGCACTAGAAGGCGCCGACATTGAAGGAGCAACTTCATGGGTGCCTACAAACAGTCAAATATCTGTAACACTTAAACCTACTTTTTCAAGAAGAAGAACTAGTGAATTTAATTTACAAAAGTTTGTTAATGGTGATTACATTAGCGGCTCAGAGGGCTTTATTTAATGGCAAATTATACATCATCAAGTCCGTGGAAGCAAACACCATACACTAGAAACGGCGCACTAGATATACTTAGAATAAGACCTGTGCCTAAATCATCAGACGATTCGAGTTACACTATTGAAACACAATATACTCATAGACCAGACTTATTGGCATATGACCTTTATGGAACACCAAAACTATGGTGGGTGTTTGCACAGAGAAATATGGATATAATTAAAGATCCGGTATTTGATATGGTTGCCGGAACAACTATATTTTTACCTAATCCGGCCAAACTTAAAAGAAAATTGGGAATATAAATGAGCATTAATCCAAAAGCTATTATTGAAAACAAAGCAAAAACTCTTACTAGCAACTTAGGATTAGATAATTTTGATGCTTCGGCACAGTTTGGCGATATAAAAAACATAGCAACAAATGTATATGATGCATCGGGTGCATTAAGTGTTCTTGAAAATCCTTTTTCTAAAACTGATATTCAAGGTCTAGGACAAAAAGTTGCATCTTTAGGTAGAAGTATACCACAGTTAGTAAATGTAGATCCGTCTTTAAGTTCAATATATCCACCAAGTCTAAATGCCTTTGCAAATGGCTTCGGCGCAAGTTTACAAAGCAAAGCAGATAGTCTTATACAACAAGTAATTCCTTTAGCTAACAGCGTTATGACTGATGTCGATCTTAACGCAGCTGTAAGTGATAAACTTGATAGCCTTGTTGACGCTGAATTTCAATCCGTACTTACAGATATAGAAAAGATATTAGATGGTCACCCTGGTTCGCAAAAAGGATCAAACAGCGAACCCGAAAAGGAACCTAAAGGTCCGGGAATAACAATTAAAAATCCACTTAGATTATTTAATAGTGTTAACGCCATTTTTTCTTTAGGAGTGTTAACGGCAGATAGTGCAAATAATCCTGTTGACACATATCTTAAAAACGGTGCAGACTTTACTATATTAAACAGTGGCGGCGGCGGCATCGACGACAAGCGTATACAAACAGCATATGATAGTGCCGGCGAAGAAAAGGGCAATTTAGAATACTTCATAGATGACTTTGATATGACTGCTATTTTAGCAGCCAATAGTAGAACAGGCGCTACTCAAGCAATTAATTTTAGTTTCTCAGTAAAAGAACCTTACTCAATGGGAATATTTTTACAAGCATTGCAGGGTGCTGCTTTTGATGCAGGATTTGAAAACTATTTACAAGCACCGTATTTGTTAGAACTTGACTTTGTAGGATTTGACGACGCGGGCGGCAGGCCAGCTGCATACAGCAAAAGATCATTTCCGTTTAAACTAGTTAATATTGAATTTAGTGTAGAAAGTGGAGGAAGCACTTATCAAGTAGAATGTATACCTTGGAACGAACAATCCTTTGATGAAGAGGTACAAAGAATAACAGATCCGGTAAGTCTTACAGGTGAATCATTGCTTGATGTACTTTCAGTAGGAGAACAAGGATTATCAACTATAATTAATTCTAAGCTAGAAGAAATTGCTAAAAAAACTTGTCAACCGGCAACTAACTATTATCTTATTAGATTTCCTACAAAGCGTACACCTCCAATAACGAAGTCAATGTTAGCACCCCCGGATACTAATAAAGCAACCCAGACAGATTCAGAAGCAAGGGCATCTCGTAAAGGAAGCCAAACAGCAGACGTACCTGAAGAAGATGGATTAACATCATTCTTTAACAGTGTTGGCGTAGACGCTACTAATAGTTCATTACTTCAAACGCTCAAAGCATCCGGCATTACTGATTTAAATGCTATCGGTGCCAGTAAAATGATATCCGATTATAAAGAAGGCGGCGACAATCCTTTTGGATTAGGATTATATGCATATGATAAAGAAACAAATATTTACAAGCGTAATGGTGTAGAACTTACTATTAGCGATAAAAATAGAACATTTAAGTTTGATCAAGGAACACCGATTACTAAGATAATTGAAGAACTTGTAATTGTAAGTGAATATGGTAGAACAGCAATACAAAGAGCAGACCAAAAAGGTGAACTTAGTTGGTTTAGAATTGAGTCACAGTGTTATATTATAAGTGACCAAGCATATGAAAGTGCAAATGGTGAACCAGCAAAAATTTATGTGTATGATGTAGTTCCTTATAAAGTAGATGCAAGTAGATTTAGTGCGCCTAACCAAGCAGGGCCTGGCTTAATTGAAAAAGCAAAACATTGTGTAAAAACATACAACTATATTTACAGTGGAAAAAATGAAGATGTGTTAGGCTTTGATATTAAATTCGATGCAGCATTTTACCAAGCAATACAAATGGATATGGGCCAACTAAACGCATCAGCTGTAGTTAATGATAGAGAAAAAACTACGATTACACCACAAACTCCTGCAACAGGAAAACCAACAGACGGTAATGTTATACCAGAAGGTAAATCAAGGTCTGTTATGAAGCCTGGCAATTTTAATGGTGGTAGTTATAATAAACAGTACGGCGAAGAGCTTGCTAAGATGTTTCATAATGCGCTAATAAACAGTCCGGTAGATTTGATTACAGCAAATTTAGAGATTTGGGGAGATCCTTACTTTTTACCAGATAGCGGAATTGGAAATTATACAGCACCTCGAGGCGGCACAAAAAATATAACAGCTGGCGGCGGCGTTGATCACCAAAGGAATGAAATAGATATTATTGTAAACTTTAGAACTCCAGTTGATTATAACAGTGACGGCACAATGTTTTTCTCAGGAGCAGACACTCTTGCTGTAGACAGTTTCAGCGGAGTATATCAGGTAATAACTGTTCAATCAAAAATAAGCAACAATAAATTTACACAAACTTTAGAACTAGTAAGACGTAGAAATCAAAGTACAGTAGGCATTAATAAAGTTAAAGCACTTGTTGAAAAACCAGGTTGCGAAAGTCTTAATCCTAACGACATAGGGCCTGCTGGAGAACCTGGTTCAGATTATTCAGAAGATACTACTAATCAAGACATTGGTGTAGTGCCTCCAACAGGAACTAATGGGCCGTTGGCAACAATTAGAACATCAACAGGAAAAGCAACACAGGTTGCTGCAATGTTTGCAAAAAACTTCCAAGGTTTAATTGACGAATTAGAAACAGAATACAATTACGAAATAAAATCATTAGGCGGGTATGCGCCTAGAGCTATAGAAGGCGGATCAAGACCTAGCTATCATGCTAGTGGACTTGCAATTGATATTAACCCAGCAGAAAATCCTTTTAGAAAAATTAAGAAAACTGGAAGAGTTACAGATGATTTTACAGACATGCCGGAAGACGGAACCGGATCAGCTATGGTAGCACTAGGTGAGAAGTATGGACTAGGATGGGGCGGTAATTGGAACAGTTCAACAGATGCTATGCATTTTTGTGCAGCAAAAGCTGAACAAGGCTCGTTTGAATGGCCGGCAAACGGATTAATTCCTGGAGGAACACCATTTGTTGGACCAACAAGACCAGACGGCACTGACACAAAAGATCCTAAACAAAAAACAGCAGCACTAGATGACGGGTACAGAGTTAGTGGCACACGTTCAATGACAACAACCCAATATGCAGGATACGAAAGTGCATTTCAAAATAGTGTACGTGGTGAATCAAGTATACGACCATACTTTCCTACAGACCCAACTGACAATCTATACAATATACAACTAGGTGACAAGGTAAAAGCAATATCTGCATTTTACACAGCTCAGGGTGTAGAAACAAGTAGACCAGTAACACAATTATCGTCCGGGGTTACTTATAACGAGTTCGGAGATGAAGTAAATACAGCAACAGCACGAGACGTAACAGTAGAACCAGAAACTCAGCAATTCAATCCTGGCACAACAGCAATTTAATGGAAGTTTACATTGGCAAAAAGTAAAAGAACTAATTTAAAGAAACTTGATATTGGACCAGGACCATTTGAAGCCATCGTAGTGAGCAATTTAGATACTACTTACATGGGCACATTAAAAGTTGATATTTTAAGAAATAATTCTTCAGGCAGTTTACCTGAAAAATTAGGCACATCAATTGAAGTTAGATATCTATCACCGTTTTATGGTGTTACTAATCCCCAGCACACAACAAATAATGATGGATATGCAGCAACACAAAAAAGTTATGGTATGTGGTTTGTTCCACCTGATGTAGGTGCTAGAGTATTAGTAACTTTTGCAGAAGGCGATATTGCTAACGGTTTTTGGATTGGGTGTGTGCAGGACAAGTTTATGAACTTTATGGTTCCAGATGGCCGTGCATCAACTTCACTTACAACTCCGCAAACACCTGACAATGTACAAGGACTTAAATTACCAACAGGCGAATATAACAAAAAAGTTGAAAAGGGTAATGGCAGAGATCCAACAAGATATCTTAAACCATACAACAAAGATTTTACACAAACACTAGAAGTACAAGGATTAATTAGAGACGAAAATAGAGGACTAACTTCTTCAAGTGCAAGACGAGAAGTACCGAGTACTGTATTTGGAATAAGCACACCTGGACCAGTAGATAAACGACAAGGTGCACCTAAAGGATTAAAGGGAGAAGCAGGCCTTAAACATTCTGCTTTTGTAAATCGATTAGGCGGCTCGAGTTTTGTTATGGATGACGGTGATGACAAACTATTAAGAGTTTCGCATGCATCAGCAGGTCCTCCAGCATATGCTAATATTGAAGCTGGCGAAGACTTTGGCCAAAGTACAATACCTCACAACGAACTGTTAAGATTTAGAACTAGAACAGGGCATCAAATATTAATGCATAATAGTGAAGACTTTATCTATATTGCAAACAGTAGAGGCACAGCTTGGGTAGAATTAACTAGTGACGGGAAAATAGACGTATACGGATTAGATAGTATATCTATTCATAGTGATGCAGATATTAATCTTACAGCAGATAGAGATGTAAACATCGAAGGTGGCAGAAATGTAAACATGCGAGCCAGTGGTAGATATGATAATTTTGCTTCAGGCGGTGAAGTAAAAATAGAAAGCCAAACTAATACAACTTTAAGAGCTGAAACTAATATGTTTGTAGATGTTGCTAAGGATCAAGATATTAAAATTGGCGGAATACAAAAGACATTAGTTACGGGTGATATACATCATCATACAAATGCAAATTTATACATATTAGCAGATGAAGAAGGACATATAAAAGCTGGAACAAACATGCTTATTAATTCTACAGAAACTCTTAACTTAGTAGGAAAAGCATCATACTTAACAGCAACAGCAGGAGCAATTAATATCAATGCCGCTGGCGGCAACGTTGAAATTGACGGCGACACGGATATTAATTTAAACAGCAGCGCATCTTCGGCAGGTACAGATGCTACTGATGCAACAGACGCTGTGTCTGCAATACCGTTACCTACATGGACTGTACCTAAAACAAGCCCAGGAACAATAGTTCCATCAGACGTAATTACTTTTGTAAAAAGGATGCCAAGTCACGAGCCATATGCACATCATGAAAATTTAGATCCTGTAATGCTTAAAAGTGAAAGAACAGATATTAATAATGATGTTTCATTACCTAATGCTGCATTACTTAATACTGTAGATACTTTTAGAAAGAGTTTTACAGGTGGCACAAGATCGGACTCCTCAAATGTAGCAGATACAAGCGGCACTAAAAGAGTTTATGGTGGTGTAGGAACTGCCGGTGCCGGTGGCGCCGATGATAAAGCACTAGCACAAAAATATTCTACTGTTGGAGCCGACGGAAATATATTAGACATTATTGGAGCAGCTGAAGGTGCAGGTTACAATACTCCTTATGGCGGAAGTAACATAACACCAATATCGTATTATGGAAAACAGCTTTCAGAACTAACAGTGCAAGAAGTTTTAGATTGGCAAACAGCATCAATAAATGCAGGTTCAATTAGTAGTGCTGCCGGCAAATATCAAATAATTAATAAGACTCTTAAAAGTCTTATTGACGGAGATGGAGTATTAAGCAGAACAGAGCTGTTTAGTCCTGCTAACCAAGATAAATTGTGTCGTAAGTTGCTACAGCGTAGAGGGGTTGATGCATTTAGGTCTGGTTCAAAATCTAGAAGATCATTCTGCTTATCAATGGCACAAGAGTGGGCAAGTTTACCAGTAATTGAAAAAACATATTCTAAGCCAGCAAAACGAGTTGTTAATCCTGGTGAAAGTTATTATGCTGGTGTTGCTGGAAATAAGTCAAGAATATCTCCAACACAATTACTTGCGGCTGTTAACGTTATTAAATCAGACGGTTATGCATAGAGGGTAAATATTACTATGAGTACATTAGAAAAAAACATATACAAAAGAGTAAAGGTATCGAGCTCTAAAAAACCTAAACAGCCAGCTTCAAGTTCTGCTTATAGGTCTATTAGCACAGTTAACCCTGCAAACGAAGGGTACAGACTATATGATCTTGCTGTTATTAAACAAGATATAATAAATCACTTTCATATACGTCAAGGAGAAAAGTTAGAGAATCCTGAATTTGGAACTATTATTTGGGACACATTGTTTGACCCACTGACCGAAGGACTAAAAGCTGCAATTATAGAAAATGTAGAAGATATTGTTAACTATGATCCGCGTGTTTCTGTTAATAATATCATTGTTGACACATACGAAAGCGGCATACAAATTGAATGTACTCTAATATATTTAAAATACAGTATTGCTGAAGCTATGACACTACAATTTGATAGAGACATTGGCTTACTTGCTTAAAAAATAAAATACGTACATAACTATTATGAATAAATACGTTATAAGAGGAAATTAGATGTCAGCTACGGATAGACAAAACAGATTACTAGTTGCAGAGGATTGGAAAACAATATACCAATCCTTTCGCAATGCCGATTTTCAAAGTTATGACTTTGACAATTTAAGACGAACAATGATAGAATATCTTAGGACTAACTATCCTGAGGATTTTAACGATTACATTGAATCAAGTGAATACCTTGCACTAATTGATTTAGTTGCATTCCTTGGGCAAAATTTATCCTTTAGAATTGACTTAAATGCAAGAGAAAATTTCCTCGAACTTGCAGAACGTAGAGAGTCTGTTTTAAGACTAGCAAGACTTTTAAATTACAATCCTCGTAGAAATCAATCAGCTAATGGACTTTTAAAATTCACAGCAATTAGCACAACAGAAGATTTAATAGATTCTAACGGTACTAACTTAGCAAGTCAAACAATACAATGGAACGATAGTACTAACTCAAATTGGTATGAACAGTTTATTAAAGTTATAAATTCTTCATTGCCGGTAAACGGTGTATTTGGTAAACCAAACAAAAGCGAAATAGTATCTGGCATTTCAACTGACCAGTATAGAGTAAACGGTGTTAATACTGATGTTCCTGTATTTGCATTTGAAAAACCTATTGAAGGTAAAACAACACCATTTGAAATTGTATCTACTGATATTGAAGATGGCAGTTTAATAGAGGAAGCACCAGTACCAGGAAATAATTTTGCGTTTATGTATAGAAACGATGCACAAGGACCTGGAAGTAGTAACACTGGATTCTTTGCACACTTCCGTCAGGGAAGATTAGAAAGTGGACAGTTTTCTGTAACACAACCTACACCAAATCAAACAGTTTCGATTGATACTGAAAATATTAATGACTCAGATGTTTGGTTATTTAAACTAGACGGCAACAACAATGAATCAGAGTTATGGTCAAAACTTGATGCTGTTGAAGGCAACAATGTAATCTATAATAGTATTAATAAAAAAGTAAGAAATATTTATAGTGTCTTAACAAGAGTTGACGATAGAATTAATTTAGCGTTTAGTGATGGAGTTTTTGGAAACCTTCCAAAGGGTAATTTTAAAACTTATTTTAGAACAAGTGAAAATAGAAATATGGTTATTACACCAACATCTATTAGTAATATTTCTGTTAATATACCGTACCTAAGTAAAAAGGGCAGAGTTCATACACTTACATTAACAATGGGTTTAGAAACAACTGTTGCAAATAGTTCAAGAGCTGAAACAAGTTTAAGTATTAAACAAAATGCTCCTGCAACATATTATACACAAAATAGAATGATTACAGGAGAAGACTATAATGTTGCTCCTTTAGGTATAAGCCAAGAAATAGTAAAAGTAAAAAGTGTTAACAGAACATCAAGCGGCATATCAAGATATTTCGACTTAAACGATGCAACAGGAAAATACAGTAATACTAACTTATACGGAAACGATGGAGTAATATACAAAGAGTATACTACTGAAAAAACAAGTTTTAACTTTAATACACAGACTGACATTGAAGGTATTATAATAAACAATGTTGAGCCTATTCTTGATAACAAAAAAGTAAAACATTTTTACCTAGACAAGTTTCCAAAAATTAATACAGTTGACCTAAATGTTTATTGGAACGCTGTTACTGAACAAACAAATACTTACACAGGTAAATTTCAATCATTAGATGCCGCAGGTTATCAAGTTGGTACTTTTACTACAAATAGTTTAAAGTATATTGAAGCAGGAACAGCAATTAAGTTCCAAGCACCGACTGGCTTCCATTTTATGGAAGATGGATCATTAATGGCAGGCGATGCTGATCACCTTGGAAGTGCTTTATACAAATGGACTAAGGTTATTGCTGTTGCAGGCAACGGACTAGATGTAGGCCTAGCAGAAACACAAGGGCCTATAGCACTAGCTGATAAAATTCCTACTAACTGTAGACTAATACAAATACGTCCTATGTTAGCAAATAGTCTACTTGATGATGTTAAGGTAGAAATTATTGATCAAACTTTTGCTTACAATGACTTTGGATTGCGGTATGACGATGTTAATAGAGTTTGGAGATTAGTAAAAGCAACTGACCTAGATAAAAGAAGTAACTTTAGTACAGGCTTTGCAGGAAATGTAAGTAACGGAAATCTTGATGCAAGTTGGTTATTACTTTTTGAAACTAATGGCGAAACATATAAAATTACATATAGAGGTTTGAGATATGTCTTTGAAAGTGATAGAGAAATAAAATTCTACTACGACAGTTCAGACAAAATATACGACACACAAAAAGGTAAAGTTATAAGAGATAAATTATGTGTTTTAAATATAAACACACAGCCTGATAGTGCATTACCGTTTACTAGCGGTTTTGACTTTGATATTTTAGAGTCTTATAGAGATAAAGAAGGTTACGTAGATACTAAAAAAATAGAAGTAACATTTGCAGACAAAGATGCAGATGGCGTAATTGATGATCCAGAATTATTTTTACATATTGTAGATGAAGATGTTAATCCTTTAAATAAAATTATTATACATGAAAAATATCTCACAGATGCAGGCGTTGAAGAATTTAGATATGTTGAATCAACAAATATTCAAATACTTGAATCACAAACAAATGCAGGTCCTTTAAGTTCTTATACAGACGGACAAGTATTTTACTTTAGAGATAACAATGTATTTAAAAAACTAGATTCGACAATATTAGAATTAGTAACAAATAGTGATTATAAAGCATTTGTTGGAAGAGACAAACTTAAATTCCATTATGTACATGTTGCTGATACAAACAACAGAATTGATCCAAGTGCAAGTAACATAATTGATACTTATATGTTAACTAAAACATATGACAGGAATTATAGACTTTTCATAGATGGACAAATTCTACAGCAACCACTACCGCCAAGCTCAGATGAGTTGTATAGATCATATGGTCGACAACTTAATAAAATAAAATCAATAAGTGATGAAGTAATTTATCATCCAGTAAAATATAAGGAATTATTTGGTTCACTTGCTAAGACAAATTTACAAGCAACATTTAAAGTAGTAAAGAATCCAGATCAAGTCCTTAACGACAACGATGTAAAAACAAGATGTATTGAAGCAATTAATCAATACTTTGCATTAGAAAATTGGAATTTTGGAGACACTTTTTACTTTCAAGAATTGGCAACATATATTACAAACAGACTTGCACCAGACTTAGTAAGTGTAGTAATTGTACCTGATCAGCCAACACAGTCGTTTGGTAGTTTATTTGAAGTAAGAAGCGAAGTTGATGAAATTTTTATTAATAGTGCAACTGTAGCAGATATAGAAATAATAGATCAAATTACAGCTACTAGACTAAATGCGTCTGGCAGAGTTGTTACATCAAGCGAGACAGCAAACACAGGGATTACAAGTGCAACATCATTCACTAGTTCAAACAGTTCAAATAGTTCAAACAATTCAAGTAGCGGAGGAAGTTATTACTAATGTCTTACGATAACGATCAGACAGATTCACCGTTGCCAGCAGGCGACAACTCTAATAGAAAGAGTGTTGACTTACTTCCTAAATATTTTAGAACACAAGCAAATAAGAAAATACTTTCTAGTACAATAGATCAGTTAGTACAACCTGGCACAGCAGAAAAAGTTAGTGGCTATATGGGACGAAAAAATGCAAAAGCATTTAGGGCCGGCGACACATACATTGCTGATGTTACTGAACAAAGAGAAAACAGGCAGTTAGAACCAGCAACAGTTTCTGTTGATGATTTAGGCAATGTAAACTTCTTTGCTGATTATCCTGACTATGTTAATCAAGTTAACAATTTTGCTGGAAGTGTTGCAAATCAGAGTAAATTAAATAGCCAAGAATATTATGCTTGGAATCCAAACATTGATTGGGATAAGTTTACAAATTTCCGTGAGTATTATTGGTTGCCAAACGGTCCTCAAACTGTAACAGTTTTTGGAAAAAGTTTAGAAGAAGTTAGTACATATACTGTAACAACAGAAGACCAAGATGACAATGTTGTTTACAAATTTTCACCACCAGGGTTTACACCTAATCCGGCATTGACTTTATATAGAGGTCAAACTTATACATTTGAAATTAACACACTAGGACATCCATTTTCGTTCTCTACAGATAGACGATTTACTGATGCACCATTTGATGTAGTTAAACAAGCAGATGGCAGTTATAATATTGTATCAACTGGAAGTGCAGAAAATATATCTAGTTTATATGTACAAGGCATAACAGCAACAGACTTAAATGGCAATGAAATTAATCCTGTAAATGTTGAAGAAGGCTTTATTACATTTACAGTTCCATTTAATGCACCAGAGCAATTATATTATTCAAGCCAAAGTGACGTTAACACTAGTGGCTATATCAAAGTATTTGACATAATTGAAAACACTGAAATTGATGTTAACGATATTATTGGAAAGAAAACTTATACAAGTTCTAATAAAGTTAAATTTAGTAACGGACTAAAAGTTAAGTTTGCTGGAAATGTTACACCTGAAATTTATAAAAATGACGAATGGTTTATTGAAGGTGTCGGTAGCGACATTAAACTAGTTAAGGAAAGTGACTTAGTTATTCCTGCTAGTTATGTTGGAGATAAATTAGTTCCGTTTGATAGTGAAGGGTTTGATAGATTGCCATTTGGTAATGCAAGTGCCTTTGCAGGAACTAAAGATTACATTATAGTTAATAGAGCAAGTGTTGATAGAAACGCTTGGTCACGTTACAACAAATGGTTCCATAAAGATGTAATTGAAAAATCTGCAGAATATAATGGACAAGTACCTACAGTAGATCAAAGTGCTAGAGCATCAAGACCTATTATTGAATTTAATGCAGGCTTAAAATTATTTAACTTTGGTACTAAGGCTAAAAATGATGTTGATCTAATTGATTTTAAAACTAAAGATGCATTTAGTACAGTAGAAAATGCTACAGGATATAATATTGACGGCACAAATGTTGCTGAAGGTATGCGTATAGTTTTCAATGCAGATACAGATAGAAATGTAGTAGGTAAAATTTACACAGTTAACTTTATTCTAATTGATAATATTAGACAAATTAGTTTAATTGAAGATACTGATTCGACTCCGTTAGTAAATGAAACACTATTAGTTAAAGGCGGAACAACTTATAAAGGTAATTTATTTTACTTTAACGGATCTATGTGGAAAGTTGCACAAGACAAAATTAAAGTAAATCAGCAACCGTTATTTGATGTATTTGATAATAACGATGATAGTTTTACTACTTACAATGCTTCTACGTTTAGTGGAACACAATTATTTGGTTACAAACAAGGCACTGGCACTAATGATTCAGAGCTAGGATTTCCATTATCGTACAGGGCAATTGAAAACTTTGGCGATATACAATTTAATTTTCCACTAGTTACTGATTCATTTGTATACGAAGAAAATAACGAAAATATAAATGTTAAAGTTGAAACAGGATATTTAAGAAAATATACGGACCTTAATACTTACGTTAGTGAAAATGGCTGGACTAAAGCACATGCATTAAGTAGTCAAGCAATAATAAGACAGTACGTTGTAGATACTACAACAAATGATTTTGCTGTTGACGTTTTTGATGCAAGCGGCGACCTAAATGATTTAGTTGTAAAAGTTTATGTAAATAATTCTTTCAAACAAGAAACAACACACTACGAAATTAACAGAATTAATAGCATTGCATATGTAAGATTTAATAATGATCTTACAGAAGACGATGTAGTAGTATTAAGATGCTACAGTGCTACAACTAAAAACAAAAACGGTTATTATGAATTAGCATATAACTTAGAACGCAATCCTATGAACGAAAACATAGGCGATTTTACAATAGCTGAAGTTAACGATCATGTTAGCACAATTATTGAAAATACATTTGAGTATGACGGAAATACATTTCCCGGAGTAAGCAATCTAAGAGATATTGGTAACACGAGCAAGTACGGAACACGATTTGTAAAACATAGTGGTCCAATAGCATTAGCTAGTTACCACTTAACAGATAAAAATGCAAACATTGTAAAAGCATTAAAATATGCTAGAATAGAGTACGCAAAATATAAAAGAGTATTTTTACAAGTTGCAGAAAATCTAGGATATGATGGTCCTACCAAAGAACATGTTGATAAAGTATTAGAAGAAATAAACAGCCAAAAAACTGAAGGCATGTCGTTTTACTTCTCAGATATGTTGCCGCATGGTGCATCTAAAAGAACACTACATTCAGTAACAGCGAGTACTGGTACATTTTTTGCATTGTCAAAAGTTTTTACACTTGACACTTTGTCGCCAAATGGTGTATTAGTATACCTTAACGATCAGTTACTATGTCATGGAACAGATTATGTTTTTACTATAGAAGGCTTTGTAAATATTTCAGCAACATTAGCTGTTGGCGATGAAGTAGAAATATACGAATACGATACAACTGATGCTTGCTTTGTTCCTACTACACCGACTAAGTTAGGATTGTATCCAGCATATAAACCTGAAATATTTTTAGATACAACATACCAAACACCAAAGACTGTTATTCAAGGTCATGACGGAAGCATTACGTTTGCTTACGGGGATTTTAGAGATAACTTAATATTAGATTTTGAAAGAAGAATATATAATAATTTAAAACAAAAGTACAACACAGACATTTTTGACATCACTGATTTCCAAGGCGGCAACTTTAGAGATACAGGGTTTAATAATATTGATATTAATAATGCAATGGTTTCGGATTTTGTACAGTGGAGTGTTATTGCAGGCGATCCTGATTATACTTCTAATAGTTTTTGGAAAGACACTGATACATTTAGATACAACTATAAAAATATGTCATCTCCACAAGGCAATACGTTACCTGGATTTTGGAGAGGCGTATATATAAACGCATACGATACTGATCGTCCTCACAGTCATCCTTGGGAAATGTTAGGATTTAGTATTAAGCCAACATGGTGGGAAACAGAATACGGTGCAGCTCCATATACTAGAAATAACTTTGTACTTTGGGAAGATTTACAAAATGGTATTGTAAGAGAACCTGGTGTTCCTGCAAAAGTAGTTAAGAAATACAAAAGACCAAATTTAGTTAATCATATACCGGTAGACGAAAATGGTAATTTATTAAGTCCGTTAGACAGCAACTATGCACAAAACTTTATTGCTGTTAAGACAAGAGATCCTTATGCATTTGGAGACCATACTCCTGCTGAGAGTGCTTGGAGAAAAAGTAGTGAATATCCGTTTGCATTAATTACTTCATGGTTATTAAATCAACCTGCAAAAGTAATGGGCACAGCGTTTGATTTATCAAGGATTGAAAGAAATAAAGTAGGCAACCTTGTTTACAAACCTACTAATGCTATTATTAGATTAAAAGATTTATTATTTCCTAATACATATACTGATAATCAAAGAGTTATAACTAGTGGACTCGTAAACTTTATATACAATTATATTGTAAGTGATATTAATACAAACTATAATGAATATCAAACAGAATTAACATCATTGTCTAACAGACTAGCATTAAAAGTAGGCGGCTTTACAGATAAGAGTAAGTTCAAATTAATATTAGATAGCAGAACTCCATTAAATCAAGGTAATGTTTTTGTACCTACAGAAAATTATAAGTTATTTCTTAATACTTCGTCACCAGTTGATATCGCAACTTACAGCGGTGTTGTTATACAAAAAAATACAAATGGGTATGTAGTAAAGGGTTACGATCAGGCATTATCAACATTTAAATACTACGAGCCTATTGCAAGTCAAAGGGATCCTGTAATTAATATTGGCGGAATATCAGAAACATTTGTTAATTGGGATTCAGGCAAACAATATGTTAAAGGCCAAAATGTAAGATTTGATAGCTTTTACTATAGAGTAAGCGACAGTCATGTAAGTGGACAATCTTTTGATACTACTAAAATGTCTAAATTGGCAGAGCTTCCGTTAGTTGGAGGACGGTCAAATGTACTTAGACGACAGTTTACAAACAGAGTTAAGACTATATCATACGGTACATTACTAAGAACAACACAAGACGTAGTTGACTTTTTATTGGGCTATGAAGCGTATTTAAAACAGCAAGGTTTTGTATTTGAATACTACAATAAAGATATTAGTGTAGTTGAAGATTGGACTTACAGTGTAAAAGAATTTATGTTCTGGACCACACAGAATTGGGCAGCAGGCACAGTTATTACACTTAGTCCAGGCGCACAACAATTTAACTTTACCCGTCCATATGTTGTAGTTGATAATATCTTTGATAATTTTTATGATTATAGTTTATTAAAAGCAGATGGTCAAAAATTAGATAAGAGCTTTAGTAGTATTGCTAGAGACAGTGAAAACCAGTTTGGGCTAACTGTTAAAAATTCAGCAGACGGCATTTACAGTGTAAAACTTCCGTTAGTACAAAGAGAACATGTTATATTATTAGATAATAAAACAGTTTTTGGAGATGTAATTTACGACCAAGAAGCAGGTTACAGACAAGAGAGAATTAAAGTTACTGGTTATAGAAGTGATAATTGGAGTGGCGGATTAAATATTCCTGGATTTGTTTATGACGAAGCTGAAGTAAGAGATTGGACGCCTTATAAAGATTACGGAATAGGAAAGCTAGTAAAACACAAAGAATTTTATTATGTTGCAATAATAGATGTTACTGGGACAGAATTCTTTATTGACAACCAATGGCAACGTTTAGACGAACGTCCAGAAGCAAAACTAATACCAAACTTTGAATACAAAATAAATCAGTTTGCAGACTTTTATGATTTAGATACAGACAACTTTGATCTAGAGCAACAGAAACATGCACAACATTTAATTGGTTACCAGAAAAGAAAATATCTTGAAAACATTATTAATGATGAAGTTTCACAATATAAGTTTTATCAAGGTATGTTACAAGATAAAGGAACATCAAATTCTTTAATTAATTTATTTGATGCACTTGCAAGTGCTGACAAAGAAAGTTTAGAATTTTACGAAGAATGGGCGTTAAGAGTAGGCCAATATGGCGCAACTGAAAATTTTGATAATGTAGAGTTTTTACTTGACGAGTCAAAAATTAAAACTAATCCGCAACCAATTGAATTAGTATCTAGTATACCAGCTAATGATACCGATACTATTTACAAATTAACTCCTGAAGAAGTATATTTAAAGCCACAAAACTACGATCATAAACCGTTTCCAACAATTACTGATTACACATCGTTTGTAAAAGACGCTGGATTTGTATTTGATCAAGATATTAGTTACAGAATTAATGATAAGTCAGACATACTTACAGCTGATATATCTGTTATAGGTGCAGATGATTATGTTTGGGTAACAGGAGAAAATAGTAACTGGGACGTACTTCAGCATGTTACTACTGACCTGCGAGTAACAGCAATATCATCATTTGCTGCAGGACGAGATACAATAGATGGCACTGAAGGACCGGGAGGCTTGTTTACATTTAATAAAGCTCATCCGTTTGTTAGAGGTGATATTATTGGTGTACAAAGTACATCAGCATCTAACGATGCATTTTACTCAGTTGAATCAGTGTTTGCTAATTCTATCGAAGTGCTGTCAGGTCAAAATCAAACAATTGAAACGTTAGAAGAAACAGATGGATTTGTTAGTGTACTTAGGTCAGTAAAATATGACACTATAAAAGAAGCAAATGCTATACTAGAAAATAAAGTTCTAAAAAATCAAAAAATATGGGTAGGTGATACAGGCAATTGGATAGTTCCGATTAAGAATAGTGTTTACACAGAAAAAACACATTACAATAATCCGTCAGACTACGATAACACTTCGACATACGAGTTTGGGTCTTCAATGACATCAAATTCTTCAAATACTAAATTAGCATTTGGAGACCATAGTGCTAATAACAATAAAGGATTAGTTTACACTTATCAAAGAGGGTCAAATTTAAGAGAGTTACTTTACGAAGCAACACTTGAATTAGATACTAGTGTTTACCCAGTAAGTGACGATCACCGTTTTGGTACAGATATTGACATTAGTGCTGATGGTAAGTATCTTATTGTAGGTTCTAGCACAGCGTCTGACGTAGCATCAAATTATAAAAGTAACTATGCAACAAGCATAGAGTACAGCGAAAATGACATAGTTAAGTATGACGAAAACTATTGGAAGGCTGTAAGAACTATTACTCCTGAAAGTGGAAGCATTGCATTTAGTACGTTTGATAGTTATGCAAATCTTGAAAGAGCAAGTGATAGTAGTTTATTAACATTGGTATTACAAGGTAATCCATACCTTCCTAATACTTCAACAGACCATTTATTAATAGCTGCACCGTTTGACCAATACAGAGGTACAAAACCTCAAGACAAGTTAGTACTTAATTGGAATTCGTTTACTAACTTTAATCGAAATACAGGCTCGTCTAACTCAGTTGAATTGTTTCCGCAAGGAATTAACGCACAAAATACAGCATCACAATACACTGAACCAAATGCAAACTTTATCGAAGGCGAGCATTTAATTATAGAAAAAATTGATTCAGTATTGCTTGTAGAGCCATTTACAGATCCGCCACAAGACGGTGACATAATTGAAACAGCAAGTGGTTCAGCAACAATTTATAAAGCATTCCAAAGAGACTTTAAACTTGTACTTTACATAAAAGATACTAACGGAGTATTTGGACCATCAGGTACTATTAATAATTCTAATGGTACATTAATTGGTAATTATACACAGCCTAATTACAATGGCACAACTAGCGCAATCGGTGGTTGGTGGTATATCAATATGCCTGCTACCCAAACTTACTTAACATCAGATGAATTTACTAATCCTAGTGATTATGGTATTCCTGCGTATGGTTTAGTATATCAAGATATATTAGTTTACGACGAAGTTAATGACTCGTATGCAAGAACAACACCAAACTTTTATAACAACATACTTGATGATGTTAACTCTACTATTTTTCCAACTAGAGATGAACCAGGATTTGTAAGTGTTCTATCCCATAGAGGTGCAGCATACACTAATGTTGATAACGATGGTATACAAAATATTTTAGATAATAGATGGTTACTTAGAATACCTCCAAGTTTAGCTGGACAAATTAATCAGCCTAACGATAAATTTAGAGCTTACATTGACGACCAAGCAGTACCAGCAGATTTTGATTTACTAGGCATTGACGCTAGTTATATTAACGATAACGAACACACTGTTATAGATATGTGGGAAGGATATATTGACTTTACATTTACTAAAACACAGGGTGCAGACGTTGTCATGTTATCAGACCAGGACATTGATACTGGTGACTTCTTTGAACCTGCATACATAGGCAAAGTGTTTACAGACATAAACGGTGCAATTGTAAATGTAAATGGAGCAGATGGCGACTTTATAAGAGATGATCGTACAGGTGCAAGGGCTAGGGTAGCTTATTATATTCGAAGAGCTACTGATCAAGGCAGAGTTTATCTTAAAGATGTTACAGGCACTTTTGTACAAGGCAACAGAATGTTACTTGAAACAAAGGAAGGCGTAGCAGAACTAGATAACTTGCGTATCATGGGTCCAATCAATAAAATATCTGTAACAGGAAATAATACAGGTAAAATTGCTGTAATGCAAAAAGGAACAACGTTTCCAGCTCACCCAGAGTCATATGGTGGTTTAGATCAGTTTAGAGATTTAAACTCTTTTGCATATGTAAACAAAGAATTTTGGATTTACAAAGAAAACTTAACAGAGGCTGGAACAGATGCTCCGGCAAGTATTCCTAGTACATCAAATAGTGATTGGCAATTAGTTTACAACCTGCCAGTTACTACAGCAGGGTCACAAGTAAGCAAGCCAGCTAACCAAGGTGTCTACAGTATCTTTAACAGAATAGGTAGTACATGGGTTAACCGAGGCACTTTTGAAATTCCTAATAGTAGTACAAATAGTAATGTAGGTCAGCAAGTTGCTGTAAGTCAAGAAAATGATTTATATAGATTCTACGTTGGATCAAAAGAAAATTTAACAGTTATAAAACACGGTACTGACAAGTACGGCAAACAATATAACTATGCATTTGATATTAATCCTCATTACAGAGGTGAATATAATGTAGACGCAACATATAAAACAGATGAAATTGTGTTATATAGTAACCAATTATATTCTGCATTAACTTTTGTTAAAGGTGTAACACCAACAAACACTCTTAAGTGGAGAATACTTAACAGTCAAGTTAACTATTTGCCAACTTTACCAAATGCTGTTAATATATTTAACGACCCGGCGTTTGACGACTTAGGCGAAAGTGTAACAGACTTTACTAAACAAATTACAGTAAGCGATAATGGACAAGTACTTGCAATTAGTATTGTAACAGATGTGTCTGTTGATGCAGATAACAAAGTTCTTGTGTATAGAATATTAGATGACAGGTATGTAATAGATCAAACAATTGTTGCACCAGTATCAAACACTGGTTGGGGCAGTAGTATTGATCTTAGTGAAGATGGAGACACTTTAGTTATTGCAGATCCTGAAAGTGATATAGACGGATACAATACAGGAAAAGTTTATGTGTACGCTAAATCAAACAACACATTTGAAATGCACCAAGTATTATCCGGTACAGGCACACAATCAGAAAAGTTTGGTAACAAAGTTAGTATTTCAAAAGATATAATTGCTGTTACAAGCGGAAACGGTGATGTAGCAACTGATACATTATTCGATGGCGACATAACAACATTTGACGATACATTTACATCCTTCCCCGATAAGAAAATTGATAGCGGAAGTGTTAGGTTGTATCAAAAAGTAAAAGATGCATTTATACTAGCAGAAGAACTAGATTATGATGGTGACCTTACAGTATTATCAGCAAGTAGATTTGGTGAGCAAGTATTAATTAATGACAATCATGTTTATGTTGGTGTACCTGGTGATCCAAATGATTACTATACTGAAGATACAAATCCAGGCAGTTTTGTTGATTATCAAGTTAATCAGGGTACTAAACCTTGGACTACATTAAGATCACCTAATGAAATTGTTGATATTAAAAAGATTAAATCAGCATTTTTGTATAATACAAAAACAAATAGCCTTGTTGAGTACTTAGATTATATTGATCCAATACAAGGTAAAATTGCAGGACCAGCAGAACAAGAATTAACATTTAAATCTAATATTGACCTTGCACGTTACAATGTTACAACACTACCTGATTACTTTAGCGAAACAAGTAATTGGGAAGAAAAGTATGTAGGAAAATTATGGTGGGATCTTAGCACAACAAGATTCTATAATCCATATCAACAAGACATTGTTAATCAAGCAAATGTCTGGAGTAAATTAATACCTAACTACTCAGTTGATGTTTATGAATGGGTTGAAAGCACCATTCCCCCAGCTGAATGGGATTCATTAGCAGACACAAGTGAAGGTTATGCTAAAGGTATTAGCGGAACGTCTAAGTATGGTAATAATGCATATAGTCAAAAACTAGCATACGATACATTGTCCCAAACATTTAGCGACAAGTATTACTTCTGGGTAAAAAATAAGAAAACAATACCAGCTGGTGATCCAACAAGATCAATTAGTGGGTTTGAAGCAGAAGGATTAATTGGAAATCCAAGAGGACAAGGTTATAGTTTCTTAGCATTATTAAGTAATGACAGATTTGTGTTATATAATAGCGAGCGTTTACTTAAAGATAAAGACGTTGCATTACATGTAAGTTACTATACACAAGATACACAAGAACAGAATTCACATCTTGAATATCATATTGTTACAGAAGGCTTAGAAACAAGTGTTCCTAAAGCAGATATAGAAAGAAAGTGGATTGATAGTTTAATTGGATACGATACTAGGGGTCGACCTGTTCCGAATCCAGAGTTAAGTTTACGAGAAAAATACGGAACATTAAACAGTCCAAGACAAAGTTGGTTTGTAAATAGACAAGAAGCATTCAAACAAGTTATTGAAAGAGCAAATATAACTTTAAAAGAAAATATTATTGTAGATGATTTTAGTTTTAGTACACTTAATAGTGCCGATGTACAACCTTTTGTTACTGATAGAACATATGATTATAAAATTGATACATTGGATGAGCTTGATTTTATTGGCATTAATAAAATACAAACAGCGATACTTCGAGCATCAATACATGGCGGCACTGTTACAGATATAAGAATAATAAATTCTGGTAGAGGATATTCAGACCCTACATATGATATTACAACATCAACTGTTAGACATGGACCAAGTTTTGAATTATTTGGCAACGGCAGCGGACTAGATTTTAATTTAGAGATTAATAACTTAGGTCAAATTAGTAAAGTAAATATTATTAATGGTGGATCTGGATACGATGAAAATTTAAGAATTGAAGTTAGACCACTTACAGTACTTGTTGAAAATGATTCAACAGTAAATAACAAATGGGCTACATACGAATACAATAAAAATTCAAACGTATGGAACAGAATACTATCACAAAGTTACGATACTACAGAATATTGGGATTATGTAGATTGGTATGCACCTAACTATACTCAGTTTACTAGAATTGATCATAGAGTAGACGAAAGTTACCAACTAGCGTCAACAAATGCTAAACTTGGACAAATTGTAAAAATTGACAATATTGGCAACGGCGGCTGGTTACTACTAAAACGTACAGCAGAAACAAACTCAACTGATTACACAATTGACTATGATACAATTGGTAGAGAAAACGGCACAATTGAAATTAATAGTAAACTATACAATGTTATTGAAAACACTGTTGGTTACGACTTATTAGGTTACGATAATAGATTCTTTGATACTGAACCTGTTACAGAAGCCAGACAAATAATGACAGCACTAAAGAATGATATATTTGTTGACAATCTTGCTGTTAAATGGCAAGAGCTGTTTTTTGCAAGTATTAGATATGTGCTTTCAGAACAACAAAATGTTGATTGGGTTTATAAAACAAGTTTTGTAAAAGCAAAACATAATGTAGGCGACTTAACACAAAAAATAAATTATCAGAATGATAATTTAGAAAGTTACAATGACTACATAAACGAAGTTAAGCCTTACAAAACAAATGTACGTGAATATTTAAGTTCTTATGAAAACGTTGATAACACAAAAACACAAACAAGTGATTTTGATGTTCCTCCTTATTATGATTTTACACAAAACGGAATCAAAACTAAGTCAGTTAAAATTACTGACAACTCATTAGTTGGTGTAGATTCGTTCTTTGATGATTATCCATATAAAAACTGGAGCGAGAACTACGGATTTAAAGTTATTGCTGTAAACATTTACAATGGCGGAAGTAATTATACATATCCTCCAACAGTTACTATTTCAGGCGGAGGCGGCACAGGTGCAACAGCAAAAGCATATCTTGGTGCAGGCAAAGTTGTAAACATTGTAGTTACAAATACAGGTACTGGATATACATCTGCACCAACAGTTACTATTACTGGATCACAGGCAGACGGATCTACAACAGCAATAGCATCAGCACAAATAGGCGAAACTGTTGTTAGAAGTATGCATGTCGAAATGAAGTTTGATAGAGTATCGGGCGAATATGTTATAATTGAATTACCAGAAACAGAAACATTTACTGGTACAGCAATTAACGATAAGTTTGCACTAAAATGGCCAATGAACTTAAGACGTAACAAAGTAAAAATTACGTTAAATGGTCAAATTTTACTACGTAGTGAGTATACGTTTACTAATATAGAAGACAATACTTATACCTATAAGCGATACAAAGGGCAAGTACAACTTACAACAACACCGCCGTTAGGATCAATAATTGTCGTAGAGTATGAAAAACAATCAACTATACTAAATGCACAAGACAGAATAAACCATTTGTATAATCCTACTACAGGAATGCTAGGTAAAGAATTAAGTCAATTAATGACTGGCATTGACTATGGCGGAGTTGAAGTTAAGAGCTTTGGGTTCGAAGGTACATCGGGTTGGATGACTGACGAGTATGGTGCAGATACTTGGGATAGCTATGATAACGAATTCCAAGACGAAATATTCTTTGCAGACGGCACTACTGTTGCTATAGAACTAGATAATCCATTAGAAGACGGAATACAATATAATGTATACCTAAAACGTTCTGGACAAACTAAAGCAATTAGAATTGATGATCCTAACTACGGTAATAATCCTGCAAATACACTTGCAAAGATGCAAACACTTACAGGTGACGGTGTAACACAGACTATTAATTTAGCAGAAAACGATATAGAAGTTAGCGATGGTGATATTGTTACTATAAGAAAAATAACTAGTGATGGTAGTTTTAAACCAGATCCTGATTCTTATGACACACTGTTAACAGGCGGCCAATTAGACTATGGTAATGCAGCAGGTGTAAACGCAGATGATATTATTTTAGACGGTGATTTATTTGTTACTCCGCTAAATGCAGGCGGTCCTGAAGAATTAGTTAACGGGCAAGTTATGGACTCGGTCAATATTACAGTGTTTGAAAGAACCGGTGAAGGCCAAGGACAAATATATAATCAAAATTATATAACTGACGGAACAACAACTGAGTACCCATTAGGATTGTTACCAAACAGCAACGATGCTGTTATTGTTAAATTAGGTAATACAATAATTGATGCTAGTTTGTATACTGTTGATTATAAAACACTTACATTGGCATTTAAAGTTGCTCCGGTAACTGATCAAATATTAACAATTTTAACAGTTGGCGTAAACGGTCAAAACATAATTGATATAGGTACAATAATTAGTGTAGCCGATGAAAATGTATATCAAACAAACATACTTTGGGACGATAATTATCAAATCTTCCTTAGAAAAGATGGTAACACACCAGACGGACTTGAGCTTATTGCAAGGAAAGATAATGTTAACGGATTTATTGAATTTGAATTTAATCCACAAGTGCCAGTAGTTGGTACTAGATTAGATTATGAAATTTATTCAAACAGTGATCAAATTAATTATAGTAAAATA